GGGGTCTTTCCCACATTATTATAAGGTTTGTGAGAGCGAGGTTTCATCTAGAAAAGCTAGCGCCTGACTGGAGGCCGAGGCGGGAGCTTTGCACGTCGCATTGACTGAGGTTTAGGGGGAGGTATTGGTGGGAGTGGTTTTGGTTTTGTTCTCTTCTTTCTGGGAGGAAGAGCAGGGAGCATTTTAGGGCTATTTTTCATAGCGGGAGGTGTAAGGTAGTTGGAGTCATAATACTCTGCCAAACTACCAACTCCTCGACCGATAAGAGAGGCACCAGGTATCACGGCGCCTATCATATCCCCTATTTTTGGAGCATACTCCTTGATCCATCCGACCACATCGGAAAACCAACTTCCATCAGCGTTCCAGGAGGCAGGTACACCAACCGGAAGAACTGATAGAACTCTAGACAAAATTTCAAGTGCTACTGGATCGTACACACAAGAAGGTTTTGCCAACACCAATATTTCTGGTTCATCCCGATTAGGGAACGATTCATAATACAAATTCCACTGAAGCGTGAGCGTTGTTTCCTGAGATAGGCCTGTAAAAATCATACCTGGCATATGGATGTTCTCTCGCTTGGTATTAATGGTCTGCCAAGGAGCGTCCACCCAGTTGGTTGGTACAAGTTCAAGACGGGAAAAAGCTGGATCTGCCAAATTCTGGCCAGGATAATCCGCGTTAAGTACAGTTGGCTGCACGAACGTAGCCAAACTAGGGGGATTATCCTGACCGACAAAAGGGAAAACTACATACGCACCATCTGCTGCCTTCCAGGTTCTGGTCCCCGGATAAAGCATAGCTTCCGCTATAGAAACTGGTGGTGCGCGTATAGCACTCAAGGTCGCTGGTACAGCCTGGTCTAGCGCCGCTATTCCAGGTTCCAGCCAAGCTGTATAATCTGCCTCGTGGGTCTGAGACTGGCGATATACAGTTAAAGTACCTTGACGGTTAAGGTCAGAGGTTGTATTAACTACCTCTAAACCCGCACCGATGAGACGCCCAACTCCTTTAGAGTACGTCTTATCCAAGGTCAATCCACCTACACGCAGAGCACTCACCGGATTAGAAAAAAGATCCAAATCATTACCACTTGTCTGGGCATAAACTTGAATCCCGCCCATAACCGGGCGACTAGGTGAGGCTTGAGCTGTTACGGCGTTGCCTTGTAAAGTTGCACTTGACGCTGTGTATGATGTTAACACAGGTGAAGTGATTATATGGGCATCCCACGTCCCTGTCAACGAAGTATAAGGGCATGTGATATTCAGTGTTTGCTTGATACAACGCACGATGGAGGCTGTATTCTCCACATCGGGCCAGCCTACAAGATTCTGTAGCTGGGCATCGTGCATTGGATCTAAATTTGCGATTAAGAAATCGTGCCCCGAAGGGGTAACTCCGATCTTCTCAGTTATTGACTGCAAAATGGACTCGGAACGAGCTAACTTATTCATTATTACTGCCATCGCACTGTGTCTTATAGGCCGACACAGAACCTAATTTCGCTAGGTCTTATGACCTCTCCTTGCCAACCACCACTCTATAGCAAGGCCACCCATGCCCGTTCTACTGATCTAGTCCATAGTCCACCCGCGCGAGCTGGGTGAATACTCTATGACTGATAACTCCAGGAAATGGAGCTCTACCAATCAAATCATGAACTTCGTCAATCTCATCCAACGATATGTCATAACGGGCTGTCATCGCGCAAGCAGCTGTGAAACTACAGATGTCGCCAGAAATTCTTCCCTGGGTATCCACCTTATGTGATCTCACAATTGCCTCAACAGTCTCGTTAGAGGACATTCGATATTTCTTTAAAAAAGGTCCCAATAATGGATATACGTAGGGAACAGTTGATAAGGAAAGAGCCATCGCTTTAGCTACCATGCAGTGCGTTTCATGGACAGGCTTCTTCTTATAAATCTTAACGGGGTTGGTACCTACCTTCCCCAACTTCAAAAGTTGTGAAGGAAGTGGTACCCAAGTTCTAGTGTAACTGTCTAAATTAATTAACCACCACCCTTTTAAAAAAGTCAAAGGTGTTGATTCGAGTGGGACCATCTTCAATTTAGCCTCAAAGCCTAATTGGAGCTGTGAGCTAAAATCTAATACTGGTTCCTTCCATAGACAATACACCACTGAACCCACGTTATTGATTGAGTTTCCTACTGTTGTATTGGGCCCTCCAGAAAATCGCTGTATGGGGGCGGGCATTGGTATTTTTTCTCCTTTTTTCCTATCCATGTAACAAGGTACTACGTGAGAAACATCAAATTGGAATTTCGATACTTTTGAATCCGTTCCGAACATATCCTCAATCTTCCGTTCAAAATCTAGGGCATGTTCTCCTTGTGTACGGTCGTATCTACTGAAATCGTTCTCAATTTGATGTATTTCTCCGTCTTTAAGGTACAGGGCAAAGAAATCGTCACCGGCATAGATTGTATGAATCTTCTCTTTGCCGAATGGTTGAATTTTAAGATCTTCCAGAGCATAATTGTACCAGTCAGAAAGTTCTTGAGCAGATTTTCCACTTCCAAGTGTAAATGTGACGACACGATTGCCTATCACATATTCCTCTTCAATGTTCCATACATTCTTTTTCAAATGCGATATTAGTAAATTCATTTCTTTACTACACATGCTTTGAATGTCTGGCGATACTGCCTGAATCACTCTCGGTTTCAACTGGCCAAAACCCTCCGGATTTAGGCGACCAAACAACACCTCATCTGCTTTCAAAAAACAATCAGATTTGATGCGCATAGTCCCATTATCCTTGAGTTCTCCCATAGATTTCTTCGCACGCTGCGTCTTAGCGGCGGTAGGAAAGTGTTTTACCCACTCCTCATTAGTTACTGGCGGAACACCGAATCGATCAAGTTTATATCTATCGGTTCCAAATAGCTTCTTACACATGTCAAAACACTGAATCCAATTTTTCTTCAATCGGCACTCAGCATGTAATTTCTTATGACATTTAAAAACCTTTTCACAATCTACTAATAAATCCGATTGTGTTTCCACTGTATTCCGTACGGAGTATGCATATCTAAAATATGCTCCTCCATAAGGACGAGTAGGTAAGGCGTTGGTTGCTAATAGAACATATATCCCTGATTCTTCACCGGGTTGTTCTTCCTCTGGATCTAACACATGAGGGGGTAAATAAAGACCATCAGGCAATGCCACCGAATAGTCCTCATTATAATGCTGGAATTTTTTGTAATCCCTTAGAAACCTTTGGGCTTCTAGAGATACAGGCTTGGTATACCACCACAATATGATTCTACGAACTAAAGAAACTAGCGTAAACGTCATATACTCTCCTAAATACAGGCAGAAAATGCCTAATCGACTGCT